ATCCTAGAGGCCCCAAGAGGCCCATAAAGCGGCTCGAACGCTGGCCTTTTGGACGATGTCCTTAATCGTTGGCGTAGAGCGATTGAGGATATTTTTTTTATGGCCGAAATCAAGATGGATATGAAGATTGAGTTGAAGCTCAATCCTAAATGGCGGGAGTTCCAACCGGAGGTCACCCAAGCTATTGAGATTGCCGCCAGGAATGTGGAGAAAGGGGGAAAGGAGCGCATCGCTGCATGGCCTGCTGTCGATACTGGTGCCACCATGAACTCCATCGAAGCTAAGCCCGCAGGCGGGTTTATCAAGGGAGAAAATATCGAATGGCGAGTCGGTCCCACTACCGAATATGCAGTATTTATCGAATTCGGAACCGTGAAGATGAGGGCCAGGCCATTTATGATCCCGGCGTTGGAGGATGAAGGCCCCCGCATTGAAAAGGCCATTAAGGAACTGATGGACAAACTGCGCTGATGGCAAATCTACGGGTTAACCTGGACACCGCCGTCTTCGATATATTAAATATCGAGGCCGTCACCAACGAGGCGACGGGTGGGGTATATAACGGGGTGGCACCCCAGGGCATAGACCCTCCCATCGTGGTATTCCAGGCGATGAGCAAGGTGGATGACTATTTCAGCTACACCGGGCGGGGTGGGGCAGCGGTCTATATGGTCAAAGCCATCAGCCGCTCGCCGTGGCCTAAAGAGGCCGGGAATATTGACACCCAGATTGACTCGGCTATGCAGGACGCATCGCTGAGTATCACCGGTTTCTCCCTGCTAATGTGTCGCCGGGAGTCGGATATTTATCTCGTAGAGGACCAGGGCGGGGTTATATATCAGCACGTTGGAGGATTGTACCGAATCCTTGCAGACCAATCCTGACTGCGTCCATCATTGGGCCATCGAGGCTGGCGGGCAACCGTACAGCGTAGGGGTCTGCCGGCGGTGCGGGAAAACAAAGGAATTCGAAAATTTTATCCCTTTAGACAATAGCGGTTATTCGTGGACGAACATGGCCGCCCAAGCCTGGAAGGCGCAGTATGGAACAGACAAACCAAGCCCCTGAAATCTGGTATCTAGCCCTGAAGAGACTACATATCGCCCAGGGGCCAGGAGTGAAGCCGTCAACTTTGCGTATTGCTCCAGGGCAGCGGTTTGCACTAGATGGGGATGAACCGCTAGATGTTGAGTCCCTACTACGGACCAGGGCAATTAAAGTCTACGAGGAATCTGACGCAGAATGGGCGCAGGCTCAGCTAGGGGAGCAGGTAGCTACCCCCAGAAGGAGGGCACAGCGTGGCAAGAATTAGCGCAAAAGCAGCCGGATTATTGGTGGATGAATTCGACTTCAGCGGAGTATCCAACTCCATGACGCTCAACTTCGCAGAGGCTCCGGTCGATGTGACGACGTTCGCTGACACTGACATGACTTATATCCAGGGCAAACCTGGGTTTACGTTTGACGTCAACGGGCTTTGGTCTACAGCGAGTCCTAACTACGACGGGGAAATGTTTACCGACCTCACCGCTACAGCCCGGCGGGTGGGCATTTATCCTGGCGGTCTGACTCAGGGGAATGTGGGGTACGAGGGAGCGACGCTAATTTCCGCCTCGCCACGGGTATCCACGGTCGGGGATTCAATTGCCTGCAACGTTACCTGGCAGGGCGCATCGGCACCGTTCAGAAGCCAGATCATCCTCGCCAATACCATAACCTGCAACGGCTCAACAGTTGTGGTTAATGGGACCGGATATAACTCCGGCACGATAGCAGCGACGAATACCATTTTCGGAGTCTGGAGAATGGTCGAAATGGGCGGCTCCGGCACCAATACAATCGCCCTGGAAATCCAGAGTGAAACGAATGACACCTGGGGCAGCCCCACGACCCGGATCAACTTCGGGACCATCACACATAGCACCGGGGTTTCGTTTCTGACTGCCTCTGCCACCGGCCCAGCAGCATCAGAATCCTGGTGGCGGGTAAAGATTCAATCCTCCGGCACGGGGAGCCGGACGTTCAAAAACTATGTCGCTTTCGGGTATTACGTTACATAGGAGGCAGGATGGCTAGAGTACACGGCAAAAATGTCAACTTTTCCTTCAATGGGGTGGCAATCGAGGACGAGCTGAATACCGTCAGCATGAATGCCACGGTGGGGGAGTCGGATATTACGGCCTTTGCGGACGCTTATCAGAACTTCCTGGCTGGCAAGAAGAATGTTACCTTCGACGTTGGGGGTGCGCTGGATGCGGACTTTGCCAGCGACGGGGACGCCACGATATTCGACCATATCTCGCTGACCAGCGGGCCTAAAACCCTGGTCTACGACCCAGATGGCTCCGGGCCGGATACCAATAGCCCCGAATATACCTGCACCTCCAGCGGGCTAACTGGAGCGATATGTTCGGCTTACACCATCTCCCTTCCGGTGGGGGACGCGGCCACATACACCGCCTCTTTCCAGTGTTCTGGGGCAACTACACGGGCAGTTAGTTAAATATAGGAGGACAGCATGGCAAGAACTCACGGTAAGGATGCAGACTTCGCCTTCGATTCGGTAGCACTAGAGGATGAGCTTAGTTCGGTTTCGCTCAATTTCACGGTCCCGGAAGCCGATATAACCAGCTTCTCTGACAGTTGGCAAAACTTCTTGGCCGGCAAACCAACGGCGACTATCGATGTGTCGGGGTTTGCTGACCTGGCCTCCAGCCAGGGCGACGCCACGATATTCGGGGAACTGGGGCTGGAGGGCGAAGAGTGGGACTTCGAGCCGGATGGATCGACCGGCTATAACGGGTATGCCATCGTGACTAGCTATAGTATCTCCAGCACGGTGGGCGGACCGATAACCTACTCGGCATCGTTCCGACATAACGGCGGGTCTGCTGCCGCTGATGCTGCTGCCCCGACCAGAGGATAGGGGTAAATCGTGGGGGCATCCTGAGATGCCCCCCCCATCTAATATGGAGGCTCTATGAAGCCCAAGATTCCCACTCAGAAAATCAAAAGTGACGGTTGTGCCGTCAACATCGGCCAGGTAATCGAGGATGGGGAGATAACCGACCCAGGCGTCCCGCATTATGTCCACAAGGGGGAGTGGGTGGAGATTTTGCCGGTAATGACCGTGAGGGAAGTTACTCAGCTATCCAATTTACAGGTCGCCTCGGATACCCCCGGCTCGCTAGGCCAGAGTATGACGGCATTATGTACCGAGCTATCAAAGAGGATTATCAGCTGGAACTGGACCGACATGATGGGCGACGAAATAGATCAACCGTATAAAAATCCTACGGTACTGGAGGGGCTAACCTCGGAGGAGCTTATGTGGTTAATAAATGCGTCCTCTGGAGGGGAGACTGCTGACGACCGAAAAAAAGACTCCGCAGTATCGGCAGGCACCTCCTAGGCGATGGCCCCCAGCCGCCGAATATCACGCTCGGAATTATCTGTGAGGCGTTTGGATGTTTGCCCAGCCAGGCGATGGATGAGGACTGGGCAGTAGTGCGGGAGATCATGGAGTACCGGATGTTAAATAGCGCCAAGGACCAGCACAACCAGGACGCCAGCGCAATGCAACCAGCACAGATCGAAATCTGGAGAGAAATGGTGGAGGCCGTAGAGGAAGGAAATGGCTGACGCAACAACATTATCGGTCCTAATAACGGCCCGTGACCAGGCGTCTGCCGCGTTCCAGAAAATCGAAGGGAACATGGGCAAGCTGGCTGATGGATTTGCGAAGCACCGCAAAAGCATCGGCGTAGCGGCCACCGCCATTGGCGGTCTGATTACAGGTATCGCTGCCATGTCGGTAAAATCCTCCCTTGACCAGCAGGTGGGGATTCGTCAACTCGATGCGGCAATGCAGCAGACCGGGACTTCTTACGCAGAGAATAAAAAGCAGATCGAAGAGCTTGTAGCGGCGCAGCAGCGGAAAACGAACTTCGGGGACGAGGAACAAAGAAAGGCCCTGCTTGCATTGGTGCTGACCAGCGGTAGTTACGATCAGGCCATGCGGGCCATGATTCCAACGATGGAATTGGCGGCTGGCCGGGAGATGGAGTTATCAGCCGCAGCTATCCTGGTGGCACGGGCTATCAGCGGCGAGGAAACCGCATTGGGGCGATACGGTGTCGCGGTTGAAAAGGGTGCTGGAGCCACGGCAGTCTTAACAGCAATCATGGCACAATATGCAGGCCAGGCGGAAGCCGCTGCAGACCCGACGAAACAACTCGGGAATCGGGTGGGCGATTTATTCCAGGCAATCGGGGATGCACTGGTGCCGATGATGGAGGTGCTGATCCCCCTGATTGATAAAATGGTCGAGAAGACAACCGCCTGGGCAGAAGCCCATCCAGGGCTGACAAAAGTTCTCGTTATTGTCGCCACGGCTATTGGCGGCATCCTGCTAGTGGTAGGTCCGCTGCTACTGTTATTGCCTACCATTACAGTAGCAATCGGGATACTGAGCGGGGCGTTCGCTGGGTTAAGTCTTTCAATGGGTCCGATTACGTTAATTGTGATCGGCATCACCTCGGCGATTGCTGCGGGCATCCTGATTTGGAAAAAATGGGACACAATAGTTGGATTCTTTAAAGAGCACTGGGGCAAATTAGTTTTTGCATTGCCGGCAATCCTCGGGCCTATCGGCCTAATTATTCTGGCGATTGTAAAAATTATAGAGCATTGGGACACGCTCAAGAAAACGGCAGAAATCGTTGTCAACGCCATCATCGAGCAGATTAACTGGTTAGGCCGGAAATTCTCTGGCTTCGTCGATATGGTCAGAGATGCGATGGACAAACTGCCAGGATTTATTAAGGCAATGATTCCCGGGTTTGATGCCGTCCAGGAATCCCTGGATAAAGTTTCCGACAAGCTCCGAGAGGGTATCCAGCCTATTGAATTTTACAACGAGAAGCAGGAAGAACTCGCGGATGACGTGAAACGCTCCAGCGAGAAGGTGGTTGTCTCCGTTGAGAAACAGCAAAAAGGCTGGAAAGATACCGCTATAGTCGTTGATACTGAAACGGGCAAAATGAACGAATCCGTAACGGAACTTGCTAATACTCACACCACTGAAACCGACAAAATAATAGCGAAAGAGATGGAGAAGCGCAGGGCCGTACTGGAAACTGCTGGCAGAATGATAGAAGCAGAGGCGGAGCTAGCAGACTTCAGGGATACGATACTTATTCGGGCGCACAATCTCAGGCAGGCCGACCTTGACGATCAGAAGCAGTTCGGCATTGATAAGGTGGAAAACGCCAAGGCGATTGCTGAGCTGATAGCGAAAGCCGAGCTGGACGCATGGGAGAAAAAGAATAAAGCTGAGCTGGCTCGAGTTTGGGCTGCGAATAAGGAGGCAGATCGGATCAGGGGTTTAGCAGACGATGGCCCGCCAGTCATTCCGCCAGTCATTCCGCCAGTCATTCCGCCAGTCGTGGATAAAGAGCAAGAAGCAGCGGACGCGTGGGTTGCAGCCAGACGAGCGGCCCGCGCTCCAAGCAGGGAGGGCCTAGGTATAGCCATTCGGGAAGGGGCACCGGCTACTGTATCCGCCGGTCATATAGGACCAGGGAACCCTATCTGGGAGCGGCAGGCAGCGGCTATGCGCAAGGCACAGAAACTGACAGTTGAGCAGCTAGGATTTGGAACCTACAGGACGACCCAAACATCAGACCTGTTCCCGAAGGGGAAGATACTGGGTCCAGGTTTTACCAGCACTGGCCAACAGGACGAATTTAACCGAGTCCTGCAACGCAATCTGCTGAGTATGGCCCACGGTGGAATAACCCGAGGTGGCCCCATCCTGGTGGGCGAACGGGGGCCAGAAATCCTTTCCCCGCCCGCAGGCAGTAGAGTTACTCCTAACTCGCAAATCGGCGGCGGCACTGGGCAAATAAACTTTATCTTCAACGGGGATGTTTACGGCGTTGACGACCTGCGGGAGGTGGTGGTGGAGGCGGTACGGGACCACGCTCTCTCTGGCGGATTTGCCGGGGTATTTGGGGAACCGTAATGGCAAGAGGAACGTATGTCCTGGCGGTGGATTGGAGCGGTGATGGCGACTTCGGCGATACGGGCGAGGACGTCACCGCCAGGACTCTACAGTGCGAATGGAAAAGAGGTAATGACTACGCCAGCCAGCTAGTGGGCAAGGCGATTGCCGGAACATTGACCGCCATTTTGAATAACGAGAGCGGGGATTATTCGACCTTTAACACCTCCAGCCCATTGGCCGGGAACCTCGTTCCTGGGCGCAAGGTCAAGCTCACCGGAAATGACGGGACCACCACGTTCACACTATGGTCGGGTTTTTTGGACTCCATCGAGCCGATACCCAGTGCGACCGGGGCGAATAAGGCCCGGTTGAAAGCCATCGGCCCGTTCGGCTACCTGAATAAGTTCGAGGTATCGACGGCACTGTTTGCTGATACAGCTACCGGCACCTTAATCGGCGAGGTATTGGATGCCGCCGGGTGGCCCGAGGACGACCGCGATATTGATACAGGATTGGTAACGCTGCCTTATTACTGGACCGAACGGGTGCAGACTTTCTCGGCCCTACGCATGATTGAGGAAACTGAGACTGCGATGCTCGAAGAGAACGCCAGCGGGCAGGTCGTTTATCGGGATCGCCTCGCGAGAAGCAGGGATACCCGTTCTACGGCCTCCCAGGCCACGTACAGCGACGCCGGCGGAGCAGCCCTAGCCTATAGCGGCATAAGACAGATCGACCCTCTGAAATTCATCTATAACGAATTGAGGGCGCAGGTCCAGCTATATTCGGTCTCCAGTGCAGCCACGTTGTGGACTCACCCGGAATCTGGCTCGGCATCACCCAGCATAACAGCAGGGGCGGCCAAGACCTTCACCGCCTTATACCCGACATCGGGGACAGCCAGTACCAGCAGAGCGGTTGCTGCGTGGACTACACTGGCGGCAACCACCGACTACCTCGCCAACGATGCGGCTGACGGCACCGGAACCAATCGGACCAGCAGCATCAGCATCAGCCTGACCAAGCGGGCGCAATCAATGGATATTACCCTAACGAACGGGCATAGCGGAACAGTCTATATCACGAAGCTCCAGGCCCGCGGGACCAAGCTAGAAACCACCGACCCTGTAGAGGTATCCGCCAGCGACTCGACCAGCCAGACGGCGTTCGGGAAAAGGAGCTACCCGCACCCTGGGAGGTTTATCCCCGATGCTACCGAGGGGCAGGGATGGGCAGATTTCCACGTTGCGGTGTGGAAAGACCCTGTGCCATTATTGCGCCTGACGATAGTGGGAAACCGTTCTACCGCTACGCTGACGGATATTTATACCAGGGAGATCAGTGACAGGGTAACCGTTACGGCCTCCAACGATGCAGGTCTGGGCATTGCCGAGGACTTTTTTATCGAGCAGGTATCACATAAATTAGACTCCCAGCTAAATCACCGGGCGATATTTACATTATCCCAGGCCAGTGGATATTCGGGGTTTTGGGTGCTGGATTCGGCGACATTAGATATTTCAACCCGGTTAGCTTACTGAGGTAGATTATGGCCTGGACTACTCCACGTTGTTGGTCAATAGGCGAAGTTGTGACCGCAGCCATTATGACGACTCACGTTAAAAATAATTTTGACGTTACCGCTCCCGCAGTCCTTACGACGGCTGGGGACATCCTGTACGCTTCTGGCGCAAATGCTCCGGCTAGACTGGCTAAAGGCACAAACGGGAACATCCTGCACCAGGCATCGTGCGTTCCGGCCTGGACCGCCAGCCCCAGCTTTACAGGGCTGACATTATCGGGAGCATTAGATGTAAACGGCACCATAGACTACGACGGCACCGATGTTGATATGCTCTCCAGCGGCGATATTGATCTGGTATCAAGTGCTAACGCCGCCGCCGCTATTTATATTGCTCAATCGACCGGCACCAGCGGAACCGTCAAGATTCACGCCGATACCGGAACAAGTGTCACCGAAGGGGCGGAGTCCGTAACTATTCTATCTGATGTTGGTGGGGTAGGAATCCGGTCAACGGCGAACCTGGCCAACGCCATAAACTTGACTGTGGATGGTGGCACAACCAGTTCAATAACTG